GTCGAACGGTTCAGGATCAAAGATGCAAATGTTTACCAAACGATCTATTATCCCAGTCCAGCGACATCTTTATATAGGGCAAGCATAACTAAAGATCTTTTGATAGCAGAATACATTGATGAGCCAGATGAATACAATTTCTTTCAATCATTCGGCATAAGTCGAAATGATTGCGTCAAAATAGAAAAGTCAAATCAACGGCACGGCAAAATTGCTCCCATCAATGATGATTGGAGAAAAAGTTTTATTTATGATCTGTCCATAAACCACAACATTTATTCTTTAGGCAGGTTTGGCACTTGGAGAAATTTGTTGTTGGATGACGTATTAAAAGACATCAATGTTTTGAAGAAATTGATGAAAAACAATATAAAATACGAAAGAGCAAAAATAAGTGTTGCCTTATAGTCCTCAAAGAGCGATAGTAAGGAATTGATTAACTTAGAACTGGAGAAATAAAATGGGATATCAAGACCCAAAGCCATATAGAAACTGCAGCATAGGCGTGACTTTTGAAGCCAGAGAAGATTTGCAGGAAATACAGGAAGAAATTTCTTCCAACATGGGTGTGAAATTTAGCATGGCACAAACTGTTGCGTTTTTGATCGCAGATTATCGAAGAGAAAGACCTTAATTAATATTTGACGCCCAGCAAAAATGCTGGGCGTTTCCTTAACTTAGAACTGGAGAAATAAAATGGGACAAGATTTAAACAACACCGCTGGAATGGGCCACAACTGGGTGGTTTCAACTCAACTCCTCGAAAATTATGGTGCGCATGACGACGAGTCAACCGGAAAATTTTCTGACGGACAAGCTTACTGGAAATTCAAGAGTGGTACTGACTACATCGTTTCAGGTGTAAATAGTGCTGCAGACGCCATGGCGTTTGTGATGGCCAAGTTCTCAACCAACTGCCTTGAATTGAAAGAGTTCCCTGCTGATGTCGTCACTGAAGAACATTGGTTGGACGAAATTGATGAAGGTCCAGAGTATGATTCTGGTTACAAAGAATTCAAATTAAAATATGCGAAACGTGTTAGCCCTACTCTTTGAGTAGGGTTTTCTTTTTTAGGAGATTTATTATGTCTAGATTTGAATATAAAGAAGTCAGCAAAATGTCAACCGCTGAAATGGTCGCAGAGTACAACGCCATCATGAAGAAGCAAATCAAGAAGTTTTCTTCAAGAGCCAATGGCGAGAAACAGCTTATAAAAGCTAGAGCTTCCAAACAGGGAGACATGCATTGGTGCGACATGGAGTTGAAAAGAAGACGCAACGAAGAGGAAGCAACTCAAGCACGACACCGAGTTTCCGTAGCTATTCGCAGTTGGCAAGACCCTGAAGTTCGCGCAAAGAGAGCCAAGCGACACGGTGTTGTTGTAGAGTGTCCTGATGGCGTGGTTAGGTATTACAAATCTGTCAAAGTTGCGTTTGAAGATTTAGGTTTTTCATTAGGTGCTCACATAAGGTTCCGACAAAAGTTGAAAGACAAAGGTGAGTACAAATTTCACACAGGCATGTTAAATTGTATTGACAGAGAAAATAGATACAAAGTTTTCAATTTCAAATTGATAACTGAGAGTGCTTTCAAGAGTTTGCCAAGTGAAAATTATTCCCATCCTCAAGAGGGAGCA